TAGTAAGCTTTAGAATTTCTTTTTTTCTCTGCTAACATTCTTTTCTGTCCGCCAACCGGCATCTCAGGTTTTCCTGTTGCAATATAGTTAAACGCTTGGTCAGCAGTGGTTTTAGATCTAGGATCTACCTCGATACTCTGCTCTGCAACCTTAACTTCTTTAATCTTATCAAGCTTTTGCATTTTTGCTCCTTTTTTTTGTTTTTTCTACGCCTTTTATAACACCTTTGTTACGGGATGCATAGAAAACAGTTTCTCCCTTCTTCTTACCATACTGTTTCTTCATAGATTTCATAATTTTTTTACCTTTTTCTGTCAATGGCATAATTAATCGTCTATCATTATCTTAGCTTGGTTGACTCCAGTCTTAGCGAGACTTACTCCAGCTCTTAATTTAGCTAGATCCTCATTCTGCTCAAGTTTTTCGTCAAAATTTTCACCTGATTGCATCAATCTTGCTTTCGCAATATCCTGTTGTGCCTTGTCGTTGTCTTTTTTACGCTCATTTTCCATCGCACGTAGGTCGACCTCTCTGGATTTTAATTTTAGAAGCGGATCAGAGTCAAATTGTGATGTGATTTTCTTCTCCTCCTTCATAAATTCCTCTGTCATCTCTGCGATCAAGACAGATTTTCTAGCCTCAACCTGATTTGTTAACATCTGTAGCTGTTGTTGTACCATTGGATTCATTGCTGCCTGTTGTTGCATCAGCATCATCTCCTGCATCTGCTCTCTAAACTCTAATTGTACCTGTTCCTGTGCCATCAGACTGATGTGTTCTAGAATATTTTTCTGTATCGCACCCATAATCGCAGGATTATTTCTGACCATGTTAGTTGACATAAAGTTTAGGTGAGCTGTGATATGTGCTCTGTGATCCTGACCAGGGAAAGCTTGAAAAGGTTTACCATTTAAAGCATTTATGTGTTCCATACTTGGATCCATAGGTGCATTTGGAGCCGGTGGTGGCAGAACTGCATCCACATTCTTGACACCGATCGCCTCATACATGTTTCTGTAAACTTGATACAAGTTATGTATCTGTGGATTCGATGTAGCAAGTTGTAACTGTGTCTGTGCTAAGGTCACTCTCTGTGACATCGAGAATATGTTTGGATCTGCAACCGGCACAACGTCTATTCTATCATCGAAGTCAGCCTGTTTAATATTTCTCTGTCCACCGACAACGTCGTATGGATATTCTGGTGGTAAATATTGTGCAACAACTTTCGC